GGGGAGCGGCCAACTTTATCGCTGTGACCGCCCTCGTTACCTCCGGTAAGCCGGTGGATAAGCCCTCCTACGGATCAGCCCAGGGAGGCAAGAGGGGGCGCAGCGCCATTGGCCTGCGTGGTGGCAGTCTGGCCCTCTATTGCTCTGGCGATGAGACCGGAGACGCAGCCACGCCGGAAACTCTGCGGGACGAGTTGGCCGGGCTGGGCTGGTCCTCCGCCGTCATGCTGGATGGGGGCGGCTCCAGTCAGTGTGACTTTGGCGGAGAGCGCATCACCGCCAGCCGCAAGGTGCACAACTGGATTTGTGTCTGGCTCAAACAGGGCGGCCAGAAGCCGCCGGAAGAGGAGGACAAGCCTATGAGCAAGCATACTGTATGCCTTGACCCCGGACACGGGCCGGGCAACGTCAACGGATCCCCGGACGGCACCTACAAAGAGTGGGAGTTTACGTGGGATATGGCACAGCGTGTCAAGCCGCTGCTGGAGGCCAAGGGGGTGGGCGTGGTGCTCACCAAGACCGCGGACAATTACCCCAGCCTGACGGAGCGGGCCAACATCAGCAACAAGGCAAAGCCGGATTGCTTTGTGAGCATCCACACCAATGCTGGACAGGGGAAAGGATGGTCGAGCGGATCTGGGCTTGAAATCTACACCAGCGCCGGGCCCATGACGGCACAGCGCAATGTGCTGGCATCCAAGCTGGTCAACGCGTTCCACGCCGCCGGAGTGGCTTTGAGAAGTGAGCCTATCAAACACAACATCGAATTGACCGTGCTCGCCAAGACCGACGCCCCCGCTTGCCTGATTGAGTACGGCTTCCATACCAATAAGACCGACGTGGAGTATCTCAAAGATACCAAGTACCGGGACAAACTGGCCGAGGCCACCGCAAAGGGAATCTGTGACTGGCTGGGCGTGGCCTGGCAGGGCGAAACGGGAGCGGACAACGCGGAGGATACCCCGGACGTTTGGGCCGCTGAGGCGTGGCAGAAGGCCAAGGACAAGGGCGTACTGGACGGCACCCGGCCCCGCGATAATATGACCCGGCAGGAGTTGGCCGTCGTGCTGGATCGGTTGAATCTGATTTGATGGAGGTACATATCATGGACATTTCTTCTTTGGGTATCACCGGAGTGGCGGTCATCACTGTAATCTGCTTCCTCGTCGGCCAGGTGGTCAAGGCCACTGGACTGGACAATAAGTGGATTCCCATCATCTGCGGTGCGTTTGGCGCGGCGCTGGGCATCCTCGGCATGTTTATCATGCCCGAGTTCCCGGCCAGTGATTACCTTACCGCCGCCGCCGTAGGCATTGTGAGCGGCCTCGCGGCCACTGGTATCAATCAGGTCTATAAGCAGTTGACTAAGGAGGGCTGATGCCCATGGAGTGGGTAGGCCCACTGATTTCCGGCGCGGCGGTCGTCCTGGTGGCAATCATTGAGGCGGTCGCCGCGAGGGAGCGGAAACGCATCAAATCTGACAACCAGAAGAGCGATGCCCTTATGAATGGGGTACAGGCTCTGCTAAGACGCGAAATCATTGCCGAGTACAACCACTACTCCGAGCAACGCTATATCCCGATTTATGGGATGGAGAACGTGCTGGACATGTACAATGCCTACAAGGAGTTGGGTGGGAATGGGATGGCGGCAAAGCTGGTCGAGGCCCTGAAACAACTGCCAACGGAGCCGCCGGAGGTCGAAAGGACGTGAGTGAATGAGCGCAAAGGTGAAGCTGCCCCCAGAATTGGCGAACCTCTTGCGCTCAGAGCTGGAGACGGCCATCTATGAAGCCGCCCTGCACCGGGACGATGAATTGATCGCCAAGCGCCGTATCATCGACAAATGGGCGGAAATGGACATTGCGGCGGAGCTTGGATGGGAGCGGTCCACGGTATCCAAGCATATCCCGTACATACTGAATGAAGTGAAACGGGTGGCAAACAGAATAACAAAGTTAAAAGGAGTCGGGAATTAACCCGGCTCCTTTTGCTTTGTCCATTTCATTAAGTCTTCGCAATCCTTTTCCATTCTTGTGTAACTCTCAATGTTTCGAATACTTCGCATCGCGCAAAAACCACACACCAACGCGCAAATAATCCCGCCTACGATTGAAAACATCCGCCCGGATACAACACCCCATACAAAATTACCAGAACCGTATGCTACAGCAAATAAACAGAAAAGAATCAATAACTTGCAATTTCTGATTTCCTTTTTATACATCCATATCACCTCTATGTAATTTAATTATATGCTAAAATCCTGAATTTGCAAGGGGAATCAACCTCCGGTCAAATATAGTCACAAAAAGTCACATAAATCGAACAGGACTAACACAAGTACCCCTCTGGAACGCCACCCAGCCGGGGTATTTTTATGCGACAATATAGACATGGAGGACGTGAGGATACAGGGTTGGTACACGTCGCCGCCCTCCTCACGGACTCCTTATTTTATGGACAAGGACGTGTTGGATATGACTCTAATCGAGAGAATGGTAGCCGCTGGCATGTCCCGCGATTGTGCCGCCGAAACAGCGATGTGGTACATGGCACAGGGAGATGACGATGGACTGGAGGACTATGTGATCGCGCTGGAGACAAGCCATGTGGAGAAACCATAACGAGAACCCGGGCGGGCGCAACGTGGGAGATTGTACTGTGCGGGCCATCTCCACGGCCCTGGGGCAGGATTGGGAGACGACCTATGCCGGGCTGGCCCTGCAAGGCTACCTGATGGGTGATATGCCGTCAGCCAACCACGTGTGGGGGGCCTACCTGCGCAGCCGCGGCTTTGACCGGGACATGATATCCAACTCCTGTCCTGACTGCTACACGGTGGCCGACTTTGCCGCAGAGCACCCCCATGGGATCTATATCTTGGCCCTGTCCGGCCATGTGGTGTGCGTGCAAAACGGAGATTGGATCGACACCTGGGACAGCGGTGGGGAGATACCGCTTTACTATTGGCATAAGGAGGGATAAGCGATGCCATATCAATATGTGCCCGGCTATCAGCCGTACCCTTACCAGCCGCCCATGCCGGATCAGCTTGCGCAGCTCCGGGGAGCGCAGTATCAGCCCATGCCCCAGCAGATGCCGCAGGCACAGCCCCAGCAGGTGCAGGCCGGTGGCCAGAGCATGGTATGGGTGAGCGGGGAATCGGAGGCGATGGCCTATCTGGTGGCCCCTAACAGCGCCGTGGCGCTTTGGGACAGCAACGCACCCACTATCTATCTCAAACAGGCGGATGCCTCTGGCAAGCCGTCCATCAAGGTATATGACCTCGTAGAGCGCACCAGCGGGGCCAGAACGGCTCAAGCCCCCCAGGGTGTAGAGTTTGCCACAAAGGCCGATCTGGCGGCCCTGGCGGCCCGTGTGGACGCGCTGGCAGCTCCGAAAACGACTGCAAAGAAGAACGCGAAGGAGGATGCAGAATGAATCCCTTTTTCGGAGTCATGGGTGGCGGTGGCCGCCCCAACATGATGCAGCAGTTCCAACAGTTTATGCAGCAGATGAAGGGCAAAGACCCCAATGCTATCATCAATGAAATGGTCTCAAGCGGAAAAATCTCGCAGGAACAATTAAACCACGTCCAACAGCAGGCCCAGCAGATGTCGGGCATGTTTGACGGGATGCGGGGAATGTTCGGCAAGTGATCAAAATCCCGGCCGGGTTTTGAAAATAAAAATAAAGGAGAATTTACATGAGTCTTTCTTCCGATAACGTAGCCGTGACGATGCCTGTCGTCCCGGCGAACACCTCGAACGGTGGCTCCGGTATGGGCTGGGGTGGGGATTGGATGTCCTTTATCGTACTTTTCCTCATCTTCGGCCTGTTCGGCGGTTGGGGCGGCTATGGCGGCTTCGGCGGCGGGAACGGTGTGAACGGCCCCGGCTTCCAGGGGTACGCTACCCGCGCTGATATCAACGAGGGCTTTGCCCTGAACGGCCTCCAGAACGGCCAGGCCTCCATCCGGGACGCCGTGACCAGCGGATTCCACGGTGTGGATACCGCTGTGTGTAACCTGGGCTATCAGACCCAGGCGGGCTTCAATGCCCTTGGCGCTCAGTTGGCCTCCTGCTGCTGCGACACCCGGGAGGCGATTCAGGGTGTGCGGTACGACCTCGCCACCACCGCCTGCGCTACGCAAAACACCATCCAGAATACCACTCGGGACATCATCGACAACGCCAACGCCAACAGCCGGGCGATTTTGGATTTCCTGACTCAGGACAAGATCGCTACTTTGACTGCTGAGAACCAGAGCCTGAAGTTCCAGGCTTCTCAGGCGGCCCAGAATGCTTTTATTACCGCGAACCAGGAAGCCCAGACCGCCGAGTTGATCCGCCGCATCAACCCCATGCCTGTGCCGGCCTATCAGGTCCCCAATCCCTACGCCGGCTGCGGGTGCTATAATACCTGTGGATGCTAAAACCCAATACATCAACTTCCGAGGATTCCTTGGATGTTCGGCCCCGTGCCGATATTGACAACAGCGGCGGGGCAACAGCCTCGCCGCTTATTTTAACCGCCTCGATTTCGAGGCATTTAAACTGGTCGATTCCGACCACTTTAGAAAGGACTGATTTTATGGCCGAGTTTACCAATGCCAATTTGCAGGTCGTACAGCCCAACCAGCCAGTGGTCTACAACGAGACCCCGGACACTTGCAACAACGGCTGCATCACGCACAGAGAGGGTGCAGGCGTCATTCGTCTGAGCGGCCCTTGTGCCCGCAGTTGCCAGAGGACTGCAAAGTATCTGGTGATGTTTGGGGCTAACATCGCTGTACCTGCCGGCGGTACTGCTGGCGCGATCTCCCTCGCCATTTCCATTGATGGTGAGCCGCTACCCGCCTCGGTTGGTACGGTGACGCCAACTGCTGCCGGGGATTTCTTTAATGTATTTATCCCCGCAAAGGTGTTTGCGACGAGAGACGGGGCAGTTATTTCCGTTCGGAATATTTCTGCCCAGCCCGTCGAAGTCGTTAACGCCAACATTATCGTCAGCCGTGAGGCGTGAAAGGAGAGGATAGCATGAAAGCACTATACGAGCTGAAAGAAAAATTCGAGATGGAGCTGGAAGAGCTGGCTCGGAAGGGTGAGCTGGGTGCGGGCGACCTGGAGCTGGCCCACAAGCTCACTGACACCATCAAGAATATCGACAAAATCTGTGCACTGGAGGAGGACGGCGGGTACTCTGAGGCCGGAGACTATGAGGGTGGTGCTTATGGCCGTGGCTCCAGTTATGCAAACCGTGGCAAGCACTACGTCCGGGGCCATTACTCCAGAGATGGGCGTGGTGGTTATAGCCGTGACGGGCGCATGGGCGGATATAGCCGCCATGATGCCAAAGAGGCCATGATGGAGCAGGCCCGCGATATGATGGAGAGCGCGACCAGCGAGCATGAGCGTGAGGCTATCCGGCGGTTTATGTCTGAGCTGGAGCGAGACTGATAGGGGGTGCCCCCTTTGCTTGACCGCAAGGAGATAGATATTGAGATAGCTCGCCTGGAGTATGGGGAGAGCAGTTACCCAGCCTATGCAAAGTTAGCCAACCTCTACACCATCCGCGACCGCATGGATTGCCAGGAGCGCCAAATGCCCTATGAGGTATCCTACTCCGCTGCTCCGGCAGCCCCCGAGAATTCCTCGGTAGTTGGGGACTATGGAGACAGTGATTTCCTGCGGGCCGCCTCCGGTGTTGACCAGCACGACGCCTGGGCGATCATGGATGACCTGATGGACACGTTGCACACCGTCAATCCTCGCGTGTACGAGGGTGTAATGCGCAAAATACGGGCACTATAAATCTAGGCCCCCAAAAGAAGGGGGCCTAGACTTTTTTGCCCACTCGAAAAGACCTCAAAGGCGGCTCTTTGATTATATACATTAAAATTCAGTTCAACGATATTTAAATGGTCGGAAAATTTCCACCACCATTTCCACCGCCTTATGTTCCGTAATATGCTGTTTTTTGCTTTTATGATTATATGTTAGAGAAAAATAAAAATCCATGAAACCCTTGCGATATCAAGGATTCCATGGATTTCTTCTTTCGCCCTACAACCGGGCGTTTTGGTGGAGACGACAGAACTCGAATCAGTTTGTTTTTTAATCCTCTCGCCTTAGAGCCGCAATGTATATAGTTTAGCCA